AAAGACGATCTGTATGAACAGTCACCGTGATAGGTTTGACTCCTGATGTATGAATACAATCTTGAATATCAGACCAAATATGATCTGAAACGAAGTCGTATTCAACTTTGATTGATTCAGACATTAGACCGATTCCTCTTGACAAACTGAACGATACTGATTGACGATTGTTTGTAGTGAGACGATCGCACTTTCCATAGTAGCACGAGAATATCCTGTAGCATAAGGATAACCTCGATCAGGATCAAACTTAGAATCTTTACTAACAATCACTCCGTCCTTCAGAGATTCAATGACGGTCAAAAGTTGAGAATCAATGTTCATTGTGGTTTCGTACATAATTTAACTTTGAGTGACCTTAGAGCCTGCTTACGGGCCTTTAGACGACCCTTACACATTCCCTTGGTTCTTTTCACTTTACCTGAGTTTTTCACCCAGTTAGGAGTGTTAGACATCTCACCGATTGAAAAACTATTTCTACCAAAAAAAGGAGGTGGAACCTCCTAAAATATTACATTGTGGTCTTAGGACCAAACTCACGTTGATAAGAAACCTTTACATGCTCAATGGTTTTGTGAATGTAAGGTTTGATATATTCAACGAGGTTTTTAAGATCCTGACCAAGTTGGTTGGTTTCATATTTATGAATATCCCAACGAACTTTAATATCTGCTAGGTACTGTTCACGAGTGATTAGAACCTTAGGAGCAGTTTCGGTCATAAACAGTTGCGTCTACACTATAGTGGACATTTGGAGGTGAGATATTCTATTTTCGTTTCTTTTGTCTAAGTTTATCTACAAAACTCTTAGCTGATTGTAAGTTTCTACACTCTTTCATCTTGGTACAATTATCCCAGATAACCATAAGTTTTGTGGATGATCCCATTATAGGAATTGCTGCATATTTACCATCATCCAATACAAAACCGATTGGACCTGGTGCAGCATCTAGAATGTGAGAGTTCGTATATTGAAACTTACTCATTGAATACTGCAGTGACTGAGACTACTTTAGCATGAGGATTACGGGATAAAGCTGTCTCTCGTGCCTCCTCATAATTACGAGCATGAACAATCTCCTCAAAGATCTTTCCAGCAACGTATAGTTTAACTTGAACTTTCATGACTTACCTCCGAGTCACACTATCATACATCTCACCCTTCTCAAAGACAACATCTACACAACGTTGTAGGGCTTTCTCTGTGGAAACACCCACATTGTTGTAGACAGGGACGCACAACATACCGTAGGTTTTAGTAGAAGAACCCACACGAATCACGCGACCAACAGTCTGAAGCATCTCGATTGCGTCCATGTTACGGAGGAAGATAACTGCCTCAAGTTCAGACACATTGATACCCTCACTGAGAATAGATCGGTGAAGACAAATAAACTTTTTGTCACGATCCTTACCCCAGGCGTTAAGAGTCTCAAAGAATACTTCACGAGAAACCTTCTGACCATCAATGATTGCACCCGTCTTGGATGTAATATAGAGGTAAGAATATCCACGTTCAGTCAACTGATCCGCAAAGTCAGTCATAAACAAGTTTTGCAACTGACGAGTGGTCTTGACACAAACAAGGATCTTTTTGATCCCAATCTCGTCAATGGACGCGAGAACATTGTTCCCCTCCATGTGAGGAGTGAGAGACTTCTTGTCCACTTTGTCCATCTCAATGACCTTAACTTTAGGAGGAAGGATAAACCCATTCTCCACAAGTTCAGGTGCAGAAACACGTGCAATCACTTGACCATAAGTTTCAGTCCAGTTCATACCTGGTTTCTTCACAGTCACACTTGTTTTGCGTGTCGCAGTAAAGAAGTAACAACGATCTGCCTTCTTACTGAAATACTCAGTAGGACCGTAGAAGTTACGTTGAACACTATTATGTGCCTCATCAAAGTAGATCGTATCCACATCAATACCACTCTCCTGAATACGATGGAGAGAATGATAGGTGGTAAAGATAAGAGAATGATCACCCACAGTGCGAGACATTTCTACCGCGAGTTTGATCTGTTCAGGTTTAGTGGTGCTGAAATGTTTGGTCTCACCACTATGAACGTGAATTACATTTGCGTTAGTGATGTGTTCCAGATACTCTGAAGACAGTTGTTCCATCAACAAAATACGTGGACCCACAACAACAATAGTCCGAGGTACATTGACCTCAAAACGTTTCACTGCGTCCATGATTGCAATTAGTGTCTTTCCGCCTCCTGTCGGGACTATGACCTGCCCAATGGAATTATTACGAAGTGCATACACTGCCTCTTCTTGATGGGGACGCAGTTTAATCATAATCTAGGTGGTTACAATACAGTGAACATTTCAAGGTGAGTAATTACGTTCCAAACCCATTGTGGAAGTTGGCGTAGGCAAACTCGGTACGATTGACCAACTTCACTGAACCATAAGTTTCGGAGTGGAAGACATAACCCTCACCATCACATTGAGTTCCATTGGGAAGATAAGAGATAGGTGCATCAGTGACAATCAAACTATCCATAATATCCTCTTTGATTTCAATTACAAACTGATACAAGTTGGCAAGATGTTGACAACCAAGAATGTCAGTCAGCATCGAATCATTGATGGGTTGACCAGACTTGATCAATTTGTTGATCTCAATCTTAGCATTTTCAGCTTCTTTTTTAGTGAGAAACTTGATAGCACTCTTATTGATCTTAGGAACTGATCCTGAGGGAGGGATACGATCGACAGAAGGTTGAACCCATTTAACAATGTCAGTATCCTTAAGAGTTTCAGTCAAAGGTGAACAAACATTTTGCCACATTGCTCCATACACATCTACAACAGTGTGTGGAGCAATAACAAGTTGTTGATCAATTGCTTCAGGAAAAACATAGGTAAGAGTATTCTGAGTGAATACATCAGTCTTACCAAACCCGAGCCAATCACCCCAATAAATCTTACCAGTACGGGGAAGATATTTCAAACACCGAGAAAGAATATCTACAACTTCCATTTGATGACCAAAGTGAGTCAGAACATCTTCCTGAGTATAACAGAGACGGATCTTCTTCTTATTGAATGCGGCTTTGGTACATACAAAGAACTTACCATTGGCAGGATTAGTACCCCAAACCAAAGACATACCATCCATCTTCATGGAGATGTGAGCACGATCATAAAGAAGATCGAAGACTTTAAGGTCTCCAGTCAGGAGTAGATCTTCTGGGTGTTCGATATGGGTTTTTGTCATAATGTAGTGTGGTCTCGTACTATAGTGGACCTTTCAAGGTGAGATATTCTGTCAGGGGAGAACTACCCAAACTTTGTCACCATTTCTATTGATGATATGGTTGTCAACATATTGATTTGCCCTGTCAACTGTCCAACCAGTTTCATTCTTTACATAAGTTTTAGCCTCAGAGACTGTATTAAACAGTCTCATCATCTTCTGTGTCATTTTAGAGCCTTTGCAGCTGCATGTGCTTTAGCAGTTAGTTGAATTGCCTCTTTCTTATTTGGTTTTCTACCATGTTTCTTTTCAAAGTCAGAACGTAGTTGTGACTTTACATCCTTTCTACTTTGACCAGTTTCTTTATTACGAGCAGCATCTCTTTCTTGTCTTGTCATACCACCACCATCAGCAGTTTTCCAACTACGACGTGGTTTTGATTCTGTTTTTTTAGGTTCAGGTTTCTTTGTCTTCAGGAGTTCTGTTGCTTTCTTTTCTGCGTCTTTGGATGATGTAGATGTTGACTTAACTTCACCACCAGTCTTTCTTGCTGCAATTCTTGCACGTGCTGCCTTCTTTCTTTCTTCCTTAGCAGCATCTAATTGTGCCTGTCTTGCAGAACCACGTTCTTTCTCAGGTTGTTGTTCTCTTTGACTTTTAGTAACACTTCTCTTAGGCATTGAACCCTGTGGTTTATACGTCACAGGTTCAGATTTACCACCACCAACAGCCTTCATTCTGGGTTTTACACCAGGCTTTCTACGTTCTTCGGTAGATCTTTTCTCACGTTCTCTACGAACAGTTGAACCAGAAAGATCTGGATCATATGAGGCTTCAGAAAGAAATTGTTGAAATGTTTTCATTCTTCTACAACAGTAGCTGTTCTAAATGCACCCGTCTTACCATCAAGATTAGCAACTTTCTTGTCTAATCCTTCACGAGTAGCAAAAGTTACCTTTTCTGACTCTTGGTCAGTCCATCTATTACCACCTGCAAAATACAGTGTAATAGAAGAATCAATCACAGATGGTTTAGTACAGTAAAAAGCCATGATTGGAGGGTGATAATAAGATTATTTATCACCCATGATAATATCAGGAAAAGAAACAGTCTGGGACTGACAAATCCTCAACATAAGCGTCTACACTTTCCCCACCTTCAAGGTCCATGAGTTTGGACCAATCGAGATTGTGAGGATTAAAATCGTCCATTACATCCAACTCAAGAGTAACACGATAACGGGTCTTTTGTGGGAAATAAGTGGCAGACATGAGAACTCCTGATTGACTACCATAAGACTATAGGTTATTTAGGAGCCAATGTCAAGGGAACTGTGCCAGTACTACAACTGGTGAACCAAAGATTCTTTACGTTTCCTGCAATAATAAACATATTTGTTACAATCAATTGAAACATGATAATGGATCTAATGATTGCAATTTTGTCTGCGTCTTTATTGTCTTTACCGTCTTTCTTTCCTAGTGCATAACACCAAAGTCTCCACATATTACTCAAATATAGGTTTTACTTTTGGATTGAATTCTTCTCGAACTGCTTTCATAATTTCGGGGGAAACACCATAGTAACCCATGTGCATCCACACACAATCAATATAACGAAGATCCTCACGATCTGCGTTAAGAGTAGTCATATCACAATATTTAACAATATCAGATGGAACTTCAATCTGTTTCCAAGTGATAGGTTCAATCACAAAAATCGGTAGCATGAATTACATTATCCCAGTCTTTTTTGAATTGTTCAAGTCCTTGATCTGTCAAGATATTATTATACATTTTCCAAAACACTGATGGAGGAATGGTGATAACATCAGCACCTTGTCTTGCACAAAGTTCTACTTGTCTTACATCACGAATTGATGCGGCAAGTAACTTTGTACTCACATTGTTCCGTTTAAAGTAAGAACTAATGTTTTTGATTAGATCAACACCATCTACAGAGTTATCTAACCATCTCCCTACAAATGGTGAAACAAATGTTGCTCCAGCCTTAGATGCAAGAATTGCTTGTGACAATGAGAATACTAATGTGACATTAGTTTGAATACCCATGTCATTTAAAGTTTTACATGCCTTGAGACCTTCAACGGTACAAGGAACTTTGATGGTAATTTTAGGATCAATTGTATGATACTTACGAGCTTCTGTCAACATTTTCTCACAAGTATCTCCAACTACCTCAGTTGAGACACTCTCAAGATTAGTGAAGAGATAACACAATTCTCTTGCAACTTCATCGAGTTGTCTACCACTTTTAAAAATAAGAGTAGGATTTGTAGTAACACCGTCAATCAAACCAGTATCGTATGCTGATTTAATATCTTCAGTGTTAGCTGTATCAAGAAAGATTTTCATATATTCTCGTTAGATACAGATATATGTATCAATTCCTAACTTTATACCCATTCTTGATTAGCCATTCCTTTGTGAGAGGAGTGGGAGGATAATCGGGGTTATTCCACATTTCACCACTAGCACAGGCTTGCAGAGCTTTCATCGTCATACCCTCTGTCAATCCTGCCCACTTTGCCTCAGCTTCCCAGGGAACTGCAGACTTTGGATATGTTTTTTCTACGATCTCTCTCCATACACCAGGAACCGATTCTTCTGGTTTGATAATGGCAATCATGGAGTTATTGATCGAACCAGCCATACAATCCTGAGCAGCATGCCATCCTTCATGTCTCATTACAGTCATGAGAACATTAGGACGATGAACAAATGCATCGTTCAGAAAGAAATTATTACCAACGGTATGATAAACCCCACGATGACCAGGTGGGAAATACTTTTGAGGTGACAAATATACTTTAACTCCAGACTGATTCAGTGCAACCATCATATTGTTGAACTCGTCCTCAATCAAAGTAAAATCAGTGGAAGGATACCTTTTCTCAAGATCAGTAATTGATTTTACCTGATTAATACCTTCAGTACATTCCTGAAGTAACATACAACCCATCGAATCATTCGAAAAAAATTCAACTTTAGGGTCAGCCATGGCTGGAGGGACGATCAACAGAGATAGTCCTAATAAAACACTTTGAATCTTCATGATTTGTCTCTCTAGTTTTAATATATTCCAATTCATGCCAATTATTTGAGTGGCAGACAACTAGAATATGATCATTACAGTGTATAGTATTTCTCACCACATTACAATAGGGTTTAGGTTTGACTCCCACCTCTATTGTGACATAATCATCACACTTAAAATAAACCCATCCCTCATCTATTTTGTTGTAATGATGCCACCTGACGTAATCGTTTACTTGAACATCAAACTTGTTCATCATTGGCATTAGGTAATCCGATGATAGAGAATGTTTCTTGTTGTTTAAAGTAAAGTTTGACATAACAACGGAGAGCTTTTTTGGCCACCTCAATGTCTTTAATGTTTTCAATCTCACGAGAGATTTTTTCATAAGCAAAAGCCTTTGATGGTATTGTCAAAGATATTAAGGATGGATCTAAGTTTTCCACGTTATCCAAAAGCAGCCATAAGAGGATTAAGATTCAACTGCATGGCTGAATATGGAGTTGTATCTTCTGGTTTCACAACTTTACCAGGTTTTTGTGAGTTGACAGGAGCCCTGAATTCTTTTTTCTTTTGATCAAAGAATCCCCAAACAGAACTTGGTCGTTTGTCTGTGTATGTAAATTGAGTGTCCAGATTTCGAATCCAGATACGAATAACTGTCTTTGAATACTCATCAGTCCAGTATTCGTATCCTTTTGGGGCGGTGTGGGGAAATTTCATAATATGATGTTACAAGAGAATCATAGGGTAAATCAGAAGTTTTGTCAAGTCTTGGGTAACAATTCGATATGATACCAACCCTTGTGCTGGTGATACATGGGTTTCTTTTGCATTACTTTCATCATTGTAGAACGGTCAAGACCATTGTCAAGACAAAATTGTTTCATTGTAATGAATACACGCAATTCGCGACCATCCTTATGTTTGAATAACCACCACCGTCTTTTGCCTTCAGACATCCTCTGTCTTGTCTTATCTGACATCTTTTTACCAAGGGTTCCATAAGTGGCATACTTTTCCCCGAAGGCGCCTGAAGCACCCTCTCCGCCATCTGTAAGATTGTGGAGAATGCCCGTATTATTGTCTTTCCGACCATATAGCTTTATGAGTTCTTTCTCATGCTCTATGGCATCTTGACGCGTCAGATTGGTCTTTAGTTTAACTCTTCTCTCGCGGGGCGGACGAAGGTCTTGAATACCCCGTGGATGTTGTTTGTGGATTCTAATACCCTTACCCATCCCAATGTAGTAGGGAGAGCCATCTTCTCTCAAATATGCATAAGTATAGTATTCCATACAGAAT